TCTCGGACTCGAAGCTACTTCGTGGCTTAAAGAAAAACTGGAAGGTGCTATTCTGGGTGACGCTGATCTTGTCATTAGGACTGAACTTCATGGCGGTGTCGGGAAATATGGTCGTCTTCTTGGCTGGTTATACATTGGCGATTGTGACATCTCGCTCAATGAACAAATGATTGCTGAAGGATATGCTTGGGCATATGATGGAGGCACTAAGCAGAAAGACTTTGAACAACTACGTGAAATTCGTAGAGCAAATGGATCTATGGTATGAACTTCACAGAATCTGAGTTGAAAATTATAAAGGAATGTGTTAAAGAACATCCGAAAGGTTATGAAATTCTGTATTCTGAGAATCAGTATCAAATCATAAAGGAGTGTGTCAAGACACATCCCAATTCAAAATCAATCATAGAAAAAATAGAGGAACTGCAACATGTCTGATAAAAATTCAGAATCACATGCTAGATGGATAAAGGCATCTGAACATATTGATGGTGTGAAGGAATTACTCAAGGCAGAGGTAACACATTTACATTGTGCTAACTCGACTGATCGTGAATCTCCATTGTCTAGGAAGATTCTTGTCGAGTATAAGGATGAAGAAGGATATCCCTCCTGATAAATATTCACCCCCAGGACTCTGGGATTTGTCGTGCGAAAACCAAAGACTCGAAGGTATGTTAACTGTCTACCAAGACCATATTGAGATGTTAGAGGAAGAGAATGAAGATTTGAGAGCAGAAATACTGTTCCTAAAGGAGCAGCTTGATTTGAAGAGTATGGGTTTTTACCATGGAGATCCCAAAAATAGTAGTACCTAGTGCTCAGATTAGGTCTCTAGACATCCCAAGAATAAATGTATTTGCTCCAGGTAACTATGAGTTATTTGGGCATTATGTTCCTGTTGTAATAGATATTGGTAAACCGATTGTAAATATACCAGGTTGTGTAGAGACACACGAATTAAATAATACTAGACCAGAAGGTACTAAGAATAAAAACTTAGCAGAAGAAGATGATGTAATAGTACATTGCGATGCTGGTATACCAAGTTATAGTGCGATGAACTATGAACCAGAGCAATTAACTATAGTACAAGAAGTAAAACCACCTGATGTTGTACCACCACCAGAACCACCAGGTGCTCCTGAAACACCTGATACAGGAAATGTAACAGCACAAGATGAGGAAGTTCCTTGTCCTGGACCTAATTCTCAAAGGATAGGAGATGTAGCAGCAAGTGGTAAGGAAAAAGTATCAGGTTTTGAATTACAATCTGATCCTATTAATCCTGGTAAACAAATATGTGTTGTATTATATGAGGATATTAATGTTGTTGAGCAGTATCTTCCTTCTGCTCAGGTTGTAACGACGACTGCAACGATTGCTACGGTTGCTGGTGCTTCTGCTCTTCTTGCGAAACCCCTTGCTGATTTGATTCTGAGGGTTTTTCGTCCTGCGATAAAGAAGGCTTTGACCAAGGGGAACGCCGTTCTAGGACGAAACCCTTATCGCCCAACTCAAGAGGAACTAAGGACGAACGATTATCGGAAGAAGAAGGGTCTGGATCCTCGGAATTTTGCAAAGGAACATAAGGAGAGGGAGAAAAAGTTGAAGGAACGGAAGGCATAGTATGTGTATGCTGTGCTACTATACCAGGTGGGTTTACTAATACAACGTCAGCACATACCTTAGCGTATGGTGATTTAGGATGGAACATAATACCAGCCTTCATAAGTTCACCACAATTTTTTAGACGAGCTATCTCAAAGTCTAATCTTTTATTAGCAGATACTTGTTTTTGTAATTCTATTTGAGTTGTTGCTGCTGCCTTACATAATGCTTGTAGGTTTTTATCTAATGGTCGAGACCATGTAGCAGAGAAACCAAGAGATATATTTGAATTATTTTTTTGACCAGTACGAGTAGGGACGTAGTAAAGTACTTGACCTGGATTGTCAGGTACACCATCATCGTTAGCGTCTACGTTGTTGTAGACAGGATCTTGATAGATGGATTCATAGGGATGCTGCTGTGATAAATTTCCAGTGACATACGGTGTCATATTCATGGTAGCACCCTGGCACTGAATCCCACCCCCATAAGTATTAGTTATATATGGGCCTTGTAATACCTGTATGGCCTGATTGGTTACTGAGCCAGAAGAATTCGCAATCGGGTTTGCTGTCGCACTAACACCACCTACATCTGTCTGTGCTAGTACTGGTAAACCGTATATAGATGATAGTAGTACTAATGTACTTATTGTTGGAATATACTTGTCGTGTCTGTGACGCTTGTTACGGTGGTGGATCTTTGAATCACGGTGTGCGTCTGAAGCCCTGGTCCAGAATAATGTTCTGTGAATTGAAAAGCTGCTCCTGGCGTTGTCTGCACGAAGTTTGGTTTGTTCTGTGATGAAAGATCTAATCCTGTCCATGTTGAAGTCACACCATTTGTGGTATTAGTTTGGGTACTAGTCACATCAGGAGCAACGTTTGTTGATCCTGCTTCTAGTTCTACACCTGTTCCTGATACTGAATACGTCCAGCCTGTAGCATAATCCATGCTATTTATTGTCTCCGTTACGGTAGACGTAGTTTCTGTATGGCTCGTCATTGAGCCCTGGGTGAAATTAGGGACCACAGGAACTGCTACTGCCTTTCCTGGCAATAGGAGGAGAAATAGTAGTATAAATCTCCTCATCTTAAGTTAGTTGATTTGTAATTCTGTTACGAATTGTCCAGTAGTTACAGTACCTGAACCACCACCAACGGCAGTCAATGTATGTCCTGAAGTTACAGTACCTGTACCAGTTCCAGTACCAACACCAGTAGATGTTTGACTAGAGTATGCACTAACTGCACCTAAAGCTGGTGCTGTAGTTACAATAGCATCACCTTCGATAAATGATTGGCTGTATGTATAGGCCCCACCAGCACTTGTCTGGGTTGCTGTAGCGATAGAACCTTGTCCTACACCATCAGTCAACGTACCAAGACCACCAACGTTACCATCGGCAGAGTTACCACCACCAACATCCATGGTTACACCAGATCCAGAGGCAGAGTAAGTACTACCGATTCTAGAAACCTGTGTTGCAGCAGCATTAACCTGAAGCTGAGTAGAGGAGGTCATACGGTGTGTAATATCAGCTCTAGCAGCAGGGACGACTAGTGCAAATAATGTAGAAAGGAATAAAATTCTCTTCATTGACTTTTATGTCATTATATGCTAGCCTTATTTATACCTAGTGGGATCATTTTTGATGTGATAAAACTTACAGATAATTTTTTACGAGTGGAAGATCACCAAAAACTATTGCAGTGTATGTTGAGTGAAGGAATTCTCCCTTGGAAATATAATCAGAGAAAAGTTGCTACTGATTTGAAAGGAAAAGAAGTTGCTGATGATTTAGGGAATTATCAGTTTACTCATCTGTTTTATACGTTTCATTCTGTTACTGGAAATACAAGACATGTTATATCACAGGAGATAGATCTTGTAAAACCTATCTTAGATAGGATAAGTTTTATCGCATTGCATAGAGTAAAAGCAAATCTTGAACCAGTAAAACCAGAGAGATATATGAGTGAGTGGCACTACGATGTGGCAATGAACAACAAACCTTGCAAATCAATGACCACTGCTATATACTATGTAAATACCTGTGATGGTTACACCGAATTTGAGGATGGGACTAAGGTTGAGTGTGTTGCTAACAGACTCGTATGGTTTCCGTCAGATATAAAACATCGTGGTGTAAGTCAATTAGACACTAAGGTAAAATCGGTGATCAACTTAAATTATTTTCAACTATAACCATGCGAATTTTTCTAGACACAGCAGACACTAATAAAATCCGTGATCGTTTTACGACTGGATTGATTGATGGTGTAACAACTAACCCTACACTAATAAGAAAGAGTGGTAGGGATCCAGAAGAAGTTTATGGGGAACTTAGGAATATTGGTGTTAGAGACATCAGTATGGAAGTTTCTGGTAATGTAGATGATATGGTTAGTGAAGGTGAAAGACTTGCTCTAAGTTTTGGAAAGGACATTGCTACTATCAAAGTACCATGTACACCAGATGGTTTGACTGCATGTAAGCAATTGTCTAGGAATTTGATTAGGGTAAATGTTACTCTGATATTTGATGTTGCACAGGCAATCCTTTCTGCTAAGGCAGGTGCTGCATATGTGTCACCATTTGTAGGTAGACTTGATGATAATTGTGTTACTGGATTAGATCTTATTTCTGATATACATGAGTGTTATAATATGCAGTATATTAATGATACAAAGATTTTATCTGCATCTATTAGGGATGTGAAGAGTGTATCACAGTCATTCACTAGAGGTGCTGGTATTGTTACTATGCCACCAGAGATATTTGATAAGATGTATAACCATGTTTTGACTGATAAGGGGTTGGAACTTTTTGAAAATGATTTAGCGATTACTAATGCAGGTACTACACAACCTAGTACCTAAAGATGTACTGGAGATATGTAATCGAGAGATAGATTCTTATTTAAAACAAAGAGTATGGTCCTTAAGTAATACTACTTGGGGATCTTCTTTACATAAGGATATACCAGGTACATGCATGTCGGCAACTCCATCTAATATTACTTGTATAAAGATAAGAGCTGCTATAATAAAACATCTACCCGATTCAAAGGAAGTCAATCTAAACTATCATTATTGGAATAAACATTCAGGTATCAACTGGCACAATGATGAAGGTCATGTCTTTGGTGCTACACTATATCTTAATGATTGGGATAAACGATGGGGTGGACTCTTTCTTTGGGAGGATAAAGATAAAGAAATAAATTGTGTCTGTCCTAAAGCAGGTACAATGATAATAAATACAGAGTACGAAGAGCACAGTGTTACTCAAGTGTCTTCGTCAGCAAAGTATCCAAGACGATCAATACAGATTTGGGGTAAGTAAAAATGAAATGTACACGTTGTGGTGCAAAGCTGAGTTCTTCTTTGAAGATTCAGACATGTAAGAAGTGTGGTAAGATAGTATATCCTATACATGAAAAGGATGTACTAAAAGAAACTGACTTAGAGTTTCAGGAGTCAAGAAAGAAAAGAAAAGTGAGGAAACTTGATTTTGAAATCCGTTGACTTAGGATTCAGGTGGACTGATGATCCTAATTTGTTATGTAAGAAACTTATCTTACAACATAAGTGGAGTAGTAAGTTGTACAACACAGGAGAGTGGGTGTTTCCTATTTCTCCTAGCAATGAGCACTTGTTTCTACCACTTTTCAAACTGATACAAGAGACAGTAGAGGATCTCTATCCTAAGATAGAGATAGTGGATAGAACTGCATGGGTATATGTTTCTAATGCTCAAAGAAATCAGATGACATACCATAACCATAGTGATGTGGAGAGAGATATCTCTACTGTTTTCTACATGAAGAAACCTGCTGATGGTGGTATATCATTTGTTGATTATGAGCATAACCCTAGTGAGGGTGAGTTGATTATATTTCCTGCAAACGCTGTACACATGCCACTTGCTACTACCTCTGAGGAGTATAGGATTGCTATCAATGTCAACCTGATTACGTCGAACAAATACCTTGACTTCATGCATAGATAGAGTTATAATGTATATGCAAATTCAAACGGAACAATGTCCAGGGGACCATTTTATTCTAAGTTCAAAAACAATACAAAAGAACTTTTATTAGCGGTGGAGGGCAAGATTGATCTGGACTATGACAACCCAGAGTTGTACAAACAGATTTATAGTTATTACAAAGGACGAAACATATATCTTTACGATGAGAAGGATAAAGACTATAATATAATAATAGATGAATTGGAGTATGATCTTTTGAATGCAGGGGTGATGGTATGAGTATCAAACGTGAACGTCCTTGGGGATGGTACAAGTGCATCTGTAGAGGTGACAACTATGCAGTCAAAAAGATTTGGGTAGAACCTGATCAGAGACTATCATTACAGTATCACAATCTACGTGCAGAGCATTGGACTGTTGTAAAGGGTAGTGGTGTTGTTACTCAAGGCACTCTTGAAAGACATTGTAAACCAGGTGATACCTTTGACATTGGTGTTGAACAAACACATCGTCTAGCAGGTGGTTCTGAGGGTGTACTTATTATTGAAGTACAACGTGGTACATGTAAGGAAGATGATATTATAAGACTTGAAGATGATTATGGTAGGGTACAACCATCTAATATATACGCTACAATCAATGAGTATGGTACAGAATGACTTACATTGTTACTGGTGGTGCTGGATTTATAGGCAGTAACTTTCTTCATTATCTAAAAGATCAAACTGAAATAGAAGAGCAGGTTATTGTATTAGACAATTTATCTTATGCTTCTGATCGTCAGTTTATACCAGAGAATGATCAGTTCATCTTTGAATGGTGTGATATATCTGATGAGACTAATGTTGATTACCTCTTTGATAAGTATAGACCAAAGAAGGTTTGGCACTTTGCTGCTGAGAGTCATGTAGATAATTCTATCAAGAACTATAGACCATTCTTAGAGTCTAATGTAATAGGAACTATCAACTTACTCAATGCTAGTTTGAGACATGAGACTGAGAAGTTCCATCATGTTTCTACTGATGAGGTGTATGGTTCTTTAGAGTATGATGATCCGTTTCTGTTTACAGAAACAACTAAGTATCATCCTAGGAATCCATACTCTGCAAGTAAGGCAGCATCAGATCATTTTGTCACAGCATGGCATACCACTTATGGATTACCTTATCTACTGACTAACTGTAGTAACAACTATGGTATCCATCAGCATCCTGAAAAACTAATACCATTAGTAGTAAGTAATGCATTGAAAGATGAGGTTACTTTTATGCATGGTGGTGGTAATCAGATACGAGATTGGATCTATGTGTTCGATCATTGTGCTGCTATATGGGAACTAGAATGGCAGGGTATTATAAATCAACAGTTCAATATAGGTGGTGACATGGAGATGAGAAATATAGATGTCACTAAGATGATACTTGATATGATGGATAAACCATACACTTTGATTGGTATCAATGAGGGTAGACCTGGTATTGATAAGAGATATGGTATGGATAATACTAAGATAACTCAATGGACTACGTGGACACCATTCACTGAGTTTGAGTTAGGTTTACGTGCAACTGTAGCATGGTATCTTGAAAGACTGTCATGATTTCTCTTTATGGACCAGGGTTTGTAGGTAGAAAGTTCTACCATATGTACGAACCTCAAGTTGAAATAGTAAACAAAGATGATCGTAAGCCAAAGAGCAAAGATATCTTGTATACTATATCAACTGTGGACAATTACAATGTCCATGATAAAATAACACTAGATGTTGACACTAATTTACATGTCCTTTGCGAGGTTCTTGACCATTGCAGGTCAGAAGACATTACCTTTAACTTCATTTCCAGTTGGTTTGTCTACGGACAGGGAATCCTCCCTGCATCAGAAACTACATCATGCAACCCACAAGGGTTCTACTCAATCACAAAGTACTGTGCAGAAAATCTTATCAGGTCTTTTGCACAGACCACTGGGATGAAGTATAGGATCCTGAGACTATGTAATGTCATGGGGCCTGGTGATAGGAAAGCAAGTCGTAAAAAGAATGCTATCCAGTGGATGATCAATGAGTTGAAAGAAGATAGAGATGTAAAACTATATGATCATGGGTCACATTCTCGTGACCTAATGCATGTAGAAGATGTCTGTCGTGCTATCAAACTTGTCATGGATAAGGGTGAAATCAATGAGATATATAACATAGGTTCTGGCATTCCCACTACTGTTAGTGAGATAATGCTATTGGCAAAACATTACACCAGATCACGTGGTGAATTGTTAAATATGGAACCACCAAAGTTTCATAAGAATGTTCAGACACAAAACTTCTGGATGGATACTACTAAACTCAGGTCACTTGGGTTTGAACAACACATTAGTAATGAATTTATGGTGAAGGATTTATGTATACAGTAAATGAACAGATAGAACATTTTATATTCAATCTAGAAAAGAATGGATATGATTTGTTTCCTTACTTACCCAATCAAAATTGGAAACCTGGTGATCAAATATTATACTCTGGTCCTTACTGGGATAGTAAGGAGGTTACTGCTGCCATACAAACATTACTTACTGGTAAGTGGCTACCTGCTGGTGAGAATGTAAACAAGTTTGAACGTAGGTTTGGTAACTGGTTTGGTCATGACTATTCTGTCATGGTAAACAGTGGATCATCTGCCAACTTGGTTATGATTGCTGCACTAAAGAAGTACTTTGACTGGCAAGATGGTGATGAGATATTAGTATGTGCTTGTGGTTTTCCTACTACTATCAATCCTATCATTCAGAATGGATTGAAACCTGTCTTTGTAGACATAGACATGAAGGATCTCAATTGGAACCTTGATGAGTTAGAGTCTAAGATTACCAGTAAGACCGTTGCTGCTTTTAGTTCACCTGTTCTTGGTAATCCCTACGACTTCGATAAGTTCTTCGACATTATTGATAGGCATGGTATTAAGTACATTGCTGACAACTGTGATTCCTTGGGTAGCAAGTGGAGAGGTGAGTACCTTACTAAAAATGCCGTCGCATCTTCTTGTTCTTTCTATCCAGCGCATCATATCTGTACTATTGAAGGTGGAATGGTGTCCTCTGACATCGAAGAGGTGGTTCAAATCGCTAGATCTTATGCCTGGTGGGGTCGTGGTTGCTACTGTGTAGGAGCCCAAAATAAATTGCCCAACGGTGTTTGTGGACAGAGATTTGATCGCTGGTTGGAAGGGTACGACAAGGATGTCGATCATAAGTATGTCTTTGGAGTCCAAGGATACAATCTCAAACCTGCCGACTTGCAAGGGTCTATTGGTTTGGTACAATTGGAGAAGCAAGAGGAGATACATTGTGTCCGTCGTATGAACAAAGAGGCTCTTACTCAAGTCTTCAGTAAGATTCCTGGTTGCAGGGTTGTCGAAGAAAAAGATCATGCAGAGACATCATGGTTTGGTGTCCCTATAATTTATGAGTACGGTAAACACCACCTAGTAAAATACTTAGAGAAAAATGGAGTACAAACAAGGAATTATTTTGCTGGTAATATTCTTATGCATCCTGCTTATCGAGGTCTCGATGATCCTAAGAATTTTCCAAACTCTTCAGGAGTACTCGATAACGTATTTTTTCTAGGATGTTCTCCCGTTATTACAGTACCTATGCTAGACTACATTTATGACATTATGGAGAAGTACGAAGCACCATGAGTTGTTTAGGAGGAGCTGTTGCTTACTTTAGTAAGTACAACATGAAAGTTACTGGTATTATTCATGCTGGTGCTTGGCATGGTGATGAGATCGTTGACTATATTGCTCAGGGTATCAAGAACATTGCTTGGTTTGAACCTCAGCAGAGATGTCAAGAGTCATTATTGAAGTGGCAAGAACCGTATGCTGATAAGGCATACATTACTATTCATCCTCATGCATTGGGGAATGAAAGAACCACTATGAAGATGTACACATGTGCATCTTTTGATATGACTAGTTCCTTATTGGAACCTTCTGATGTATTCTTTAGGGATCATCCCGACCTAAAGTTCAAACATGAAGAAGAGGTAGAGGTCTATAGGTTAGATGATTATGAAGGTCTAGAACTGAAAGACTATAACTGTCTTTCTATGGACACTCAGGGATATGAGTTAGAGATTCTAAAAGGTGCGGTAAACACATTAGAACATGTTGACTACATATTCACTGAGATTAGTAATGAGGAAATCTACAAAGGTACTGCTTTGATAGAAGATCTTGATGAGTTCTTAGAACCTCGTGGGTTCAAGAGAGTTGAGACTAACTGGATGGGTGGTAACTGGGGTGATGCATTTTATCTAAAAGAAAAACAATGAAAACAGCATTAGTATTAGGTGGTGGAGGATTCATAGGTCATGCAATGGTCACTCGTCTGAAGTCGGAGGGGTACTGGGTACGTGCTGTTGACCTAAAGAAACCTGAGTTTTCAGAAACAAAGGCAGATGAATTTATACAAGGTGATCTACGTGATGTAGAATTTGTACGTAGAGTAATACAATTCAAAGGAGAACAAGGTAACTTCTATGAGTCAGTACCTTATAGATATATCTTACCATTCCATGAGATCTATCAGTTCGCTGCTGACATGGGTGGTGCTGGTTACATATTTACAGGTGAACATGATGCTTACATCATGCACAATTCTGTTCAGATCAATTTGAATGTTCTTGAGGAGCAACGTAAGTTGAATGATACCTTTGATGGTATAACTAGAGACTGGACTGAATGTAATAGACCTAAGTTACCATTACAGACTAAGATATTCTATTCTGGATCAGCATGTATGTATCCAGAGCATAACCAATTAGACCCTAACAACCCAGATTGCCGTGAAGAATCCGCTTACCCTGCTGCACCTGATTCCGAGTATGGATGGGAAAAACTTTTTAGTGAGAGGTTATATCTCTCTTATAGTCGTAACCATAATATCCCTGTTAGGATTGCTCGTTACCACAACATCTTCGGACCAGAAGGAACCTGGCATGGAGGTAGAGAAAAGTCTCCAGCAGCTATCTGTAGAAAGGTTGCCTATGCAGACGATGGAGGAACCATTGAAGTATGGGGAGATGGAAATCAAACTAGATCGTTCCTCTTCATCGACGAATGCATTGAGGCAACTCGTAGACTCATGGACTCGGAATTCGTGGGACCAGTAAACATTGGGTCAGAGGAGATGGTTACTATCAATCACTTGGTTGACACTGCTGCTAAGGTTGCTAATAAAACTATTCATAAGGAACATATAGATGGTCCTCTAGGTGTACGTGGACGTAACTCTAACAACGATCTCATTCGTGAGAAACTTGGTTGGGATTACTCACAAACACTTGAAGAAGGTATACGAAAGACTTATAATTGGATCATGGATCAGATTGCTAGGGAATTGTATCCTGAAGATGACAATTAAATTATCCCATTGGTATGGAAGGTTGGGTAATAATATCCAACAGTGTGCTGTAGGTACTATGCTGGCACAGGAATCAGACGATACTTTTGAAAGTTTAGATCATGAAATTATCGAAAAGTACGAAGCGTCGTTTGGACGTAGCACTAGAGAAGTATCAAACAAATGCTTCTATTGGGAAGGACCATACTGTGAAGTACCACTTTCTTCAGAGTTTATATCAAGCTCTATGCGTAAGGTATGTAAGGAATATGTTTATCCTCATCTCAAAGTACCGAGAGTGGATATACCTGATGATACTATCGTTATTCATATTAGGAGTGGAGATGTATTTGACAAAGGGGTTACTAACCCTGACCAGTATGTCCCTAATCCTCTTACTTATTATATGCAACTTATTCAGTCCTTCACTTCCACGTTGGTTGTTACGGAAGACGATGAATATAATCCAGTGGTTGAGGAACTTAAAACATATCCTTTTGTCACTGTTCAGTCTTTGACAGTTGCAGAAGATTTTGCTACAATGTTATCAGCAAAGAATCTTGCTAGTTCTGGTGTAGGAACCTTTGCTGTTGCTGCTGCATTATGCAGTCACAATATAGAGAACTTCTATTGTACTGACGTACATATTACAGAGCATTTGAATTATCATATGCTTGTAGATACTGATGTAAAAGTACATGTTCTAGAACTACCAAACTATTTGAAACCAGGAGAATGGAAGAACACAGATGAGCAAAGAGAACTCCTTCTCAGTTACAAGGCATCAGTTTCCTGACGGTGTAGTTGATTACATTGAAGAGATAACATACCAACTCCCTTGGTTTTTCTTCAAAGATTGTGCCTATGGTAATAAAGATCATCCCTTACGTAAGGAGATGAATCCATATTTTTCTCATACCTTTCTTGAGAACAATGTTATAGGTCACTTCTTTGATAAGATGCCATGGAATGAGATTGGTCAGTTCATAGGGTTACCTGATAATAAGATGATCCGTGCTCATAATACACTTCAATATCCCAGACCATTCATGCACAATATACCACATAATCCTCATGTGGATAATAAGAACCCTCATATTGTAGGGTTATATTATCCCAATGATTCTGATGGTGATACGTTCTTCTTTGATGATGACTTGAAAGTTATCCATAAAGAACCAGTAGAGAGAGGTAAGATGATTGTCTTTGATGGCAAGTGGAAGCACTCTAGTTCATCCCCTACAACAAATGTCAGATTCTCATTGAATATAAATTATGAACCTACTCCACGGACCAGCAATATCTAATCTATGTGACTATGACTTTGGTGACCAAGCAGGTTGTCTAGGTGGTGTACCTGATGCCTTTATGGAAGATGTGAATGAGAGTAACACACATTTTATAAAGAGAGTAGGTAAACCTGATCTAAAGTCAGCAAAAGATCAGGAGTATATGACTCTGTTCATTGATAATATTAGATTGTATAAGAGACCGATAGAATGTGGTACATATCATGATCAGATGAGAGTAGATCATATGATGGAGAAGGATGATTTACTTCATCTACTTGCTGAGATATCGCTGTTCAAACAGACTAAGTTTATTATCTTCTGTAGTAATGAGGACACACCTATCACAGATGATATCCATCCTCACATACCACAGAATGTTCTAGCAATATATGCAGCAAATGCTATTGGGTTTGGTGGTAAGGTACATCCATTTCCTTATGGAGTACAAAGAAGATTGTATGATAGTGATGATAGACAAGAGGTTTTGAAATCTCTTATGGTTGATGATCCTAAACCCAGTAAGTTATTGTACATCAATCATGCAGAGCATACTAATCTAAGTGAACGTGGTAATATAAGAGAGATGTTTGCAAATAAATCTTTTGCTACCATAAGTCCACGAGTAGATTACCCTGAGTATTGTAGGCAGATTAGATTGCATAAGTTTATGATCTGTCCTGAAGGTAATGCTGTTGATTGTCATAGGAATTGGGAGGTACTGTGTTTGAAGAGAGTACCTATTATGAAGAAGAATTCATACTTGCAGGAGTGTTATAAAGATTATCCTATACTATGGGTGGATGATTATGCTGATGTCAATAAGACTATGCTTGCAGAACATGATGATTT